TAATTGGAAAACTCATTGTTTTTTCAAAAACTATTTCATAATCTTTTAAAAATGGTTCAAAAACTCTACCTCTTATTTGGTCTCTATCAACAGGAGTTGTAACTGTACCATCATTTTCTGTGATTTTTATAGACATATCTATCATTGTTCCAACAATATCACCCTCTTTAACTTTGCTTAAAAGTGGAATTTGTAGTGTTACTCTAATTTTATTAACATTAGTATCTGTAATTGTTCTTGTGATTGGTGTACCATGAGTAACTTCAACACCCACAATAGTTGTGGTTTCTACATCATTAACTAAGGTCTGTTGTGGTTGACCACTAGCACCATTTCTAAAAAAAACTTCTACATCATCAAAATTATCATCACCCTGTGCATTTTTTACAGGTGTACCATCAAGAAATACGTTTTTTCTAAAGCCATCTGTACCGCCACCATCCAATATTGAATCAATTTCTCCGTAACCTAATAAATCAACAACGGTTGCGAATTGTTTACTTCTTAAAGCATCTTCTATTAAGTTTTTATCAACGACTTTTCTGTCTGTTCCAAATAATTGGTCATCAACTAATCTAGGCATTAGAAAATCTTTTTAACTATTTGTGTGGAGTCAGTTCCCGAACTTATTATAATTGAACCACTATAAACAAGCCCATAAATTATAGGAACTGGAACACCACTGTTTGAAACGTTTTGGATGCCGCTAAAACTATAAGATCCTCTAATGCTTGGGTCTATATCACCAACAGCAGAGGCACTCTGTACTGGCTGGTCAGGTGTTAAAAGATCAGAGGCAAGAGAAAGTCCAGCAGCTGTAGCAACATAACTCCATCCACCTGTATAAAAAGCTGCACCTAGAGTTAAAGCATTATCCCAAACAAAATTAGCAGCATCTCCCAAAAAATCTACTGCATCTTCAAAAAAATTAACTGCAAATTCTGCTCCAATTGCTACAGGTATAATTTGAATTTCGCCTTGACCTTTCATACTTAAAAATTCTTGGCTTACAACACGACCCCCTACTTTAACTTTATAAACCTGATTACTCATGTGTTTTTCAATCCCCTCAAAATTAGCACTCAAAAAATTAAATGCTTGTTGTGGTGAATTTACAGCAGCTTCAAAAGTTGATTGTCCTAAAAATTTTCTTAACTTGCCATATACTTTTATTTTTCTAAGCTGCATATCTATAAACTCCTCTCAGTGCTTTTTGGTATTTTAAACCATAAAATTCTCTACAACTTAATGCACGTCTATTATGATTCAAGATAGTCATATCTCCAATATAAACGGCAACATGATTTAAAATATTTTTTCTACCTTCAAACAACAAAACATCACCAACTTGTAGATCATCATGCCTATCTTGTTTAACAAAATTTAATTTAGGTAAAGCAAATTCAAATTCTGGATTTTCCAAAAAATCTTTTATTGATTTTGGTCTTGTCCAATAAGGAATATCTATATTTTTTGTTACTTTAAACCAATCTGTAACTATAGACCAGCAATCATATTTGCCCCAGATAAACGTACGCCCAATAAGTGAAGGTGCTTTCCAATCTGATGGTTCTATCATTTCCCAGTGATCTAAAGAAATACTGTAAATGTAATATGGGAAACCTAAATGTTCACAAGCAGCTTTATCTGTATCTGAAGGTGTTGCTGAACCTACAGGATGACTATGAATTACACCAATAACTTCTCCATTATCTTCACACTCTGCCCAGTCATCAGGGTCAAGCATAAAAAAGTCAAATTTTCCTTCAGCTAAATTTTTACAAGGCCAAAAAGTTTCTTTTCCTTCTATAACAGCAAGCAAACCACAAGCCTCATTTGGTGCTTGTTCTTTTGCATATTCTTTGAAAGATTGCTTCCAGTCCATAGCTAAAAATTAACAAAAGTTCCAACACCTACAAAGTCATCCCTTGTAACTAATTTTTTTGGTGCGCCTACACCATGCAAATCAAAACTTGTAACCATTTCAAATGAAACAATATTTCTAGTTTCTGTTGCTTTTCTATCAATAAAATAAATTTCTTTTGGCAGTTCTGATGCTGGATCAGGTGTTCCATAAGGATTTACATTAGAAGGAAAGTTTACAGCATCAAGAAATCTGCTTAAGGTACGTCTGCGTGTTACTTTTGCACCCTGTAGATCAATAAAAGGTGTTGTTTGATTAACAAGTTGTAAAATTGAGGTTACAGTGCCTAATAAATTTGCAAAGGTCAATGTAGGTCTAGGCAATGTTCCTTTACCAGAATATTTAAAACTATCTGCTGTACAAGGCATCCTTGTGTATGTATTTGATTGCCAAACTATATCAAGACTATCTTTCATATTATTACCACTATGAAATAGATAAACAGTTGGGTCTGTAATTGTTGAATTTACATTAAAAGATACATTCCCGCTTGTTGATTGTGAAGTTGTAGCCGTAACTGTAAAAGTATTTGTAGTAACACTCTGTATGGTATAAATCCCATCAATTCCATTTCCAGTAGTAAAATTAAGGCTTAAAATTAAACCAGCAGAAAAACCATGAGAGTTAAGTGTAATAACAATTTGTGTTCCAGCACCACCACTTCCATCTGACTGTTCATATGTAGCTGTCTTTGCAACCTTTGTGTAATGAACATCAGCTTTAAGCTCAACAGAAAACAACTCAATAATAGATTTATTAGTTAATTCTTGTAGTTCTGAGGTTGGCGTTGACATTTATGGTTCAAAAACCTCCCTAAAAGTACAACTAATAATTGCTCTGTTGTTATATGGAATTGTTTTTGTCCAAGAATCACAGACATATTTTCCAGCACCAGAAAGTGTTATTGATACATTACCACTGTTTGAACCAGAGGATGCTGCTATAACTGTAAAAGCATCATCACTTGTTACTGAAGCAACAACAAAATCACCATCTGTTGCAGAACCAGATGTATAATCAATCGTTAAAACATCACCAATAGCAACTCCATGGGAAGTGATAGAAATAGTCACAGTTGTACTACTTACTTGGGAATATGTACCTGTTTTTGTGAACCCTTCTTCTGGTGGAGTAAAAGTAAAGCTTGCCTGATCTGCAACTCTACTTCTTAAAAACCCCTCAATAACATCTGATTCAGTCTCAGACACGTTAAAAGTAAGATCATATACTTTCGGGTCTTGAGATAAGGGAAGGCCATATAAAGCCCTAAATTCATAACCATCACCAAGTTGAGTAACTCTTACTTTTGGTGTACTTGTTTTTCTCATCCCATAAGTGGGAGTGATTGACGGAAAAGTAGCCATTATCTATTTAATAAACCTCCAGCCCTTTGTTCTTCTATTAGTTTTTGTTGCACAACACCACCTATAAGCTCACCTAAAGCATTAGCGTCTGGTTGATTACCAGATGCAGAGGTGCCGCTTGCATCTACATTAACAGTCACGATATTAGTTGTCCCACCACCACCAATTTTACTATTTGGAATAATAGTACCAGCAGATCGAGGAACAAACAATTCGGGGCCTCTTTCTCCTACTACAGAAATTTTATTAACAGGTGGCTTTCCACCATTTGCAAAAAATCCACCTAGTAAATCTCCAAAGAAACCACCAAGACCTTTGCCACTACCGCCAGAGGCAGATTTCCCAAAGTTTTCACCAAAGCCACCAAGAAGCTTATCTATTTGTGCATCAAGTATTTTATCTCTAATTCTATTTAATACATTTGTCATTGCCTGACCAAATGACTGTGCGCCAGTGATCGCATCCCTTAAGTTATTTTTTATACTGCTTTCTATTTCTTCACCTACAGCAGACATTTTTTCTTTAAGTTTGTCTGTTTCATCCTGTTGTTTTTTAATTTCTTCAGTGCTTTCTTTTTGAATTATCACTCTTCCTTTAAGTTTTTCATTGATAAGTTTATCGGATTCAAGTGTTTTATTTCTACCCTCTAACATTCGAATATCAGCATCAATTTCTTGTAATTTTGTTTCAAGAGCTTTTTTTGATCGACCTTTAGCAGTTTCTAATCTTTGATTAATTTTTTCTCTCAATCCTTTTTGTTTTTCTAATTGTTTGGTTACTTCTTCTTCAGAGCCTTTTGCTATAGCATCATTAAGTTCATTTTGTGCTTTTTTAGTTTTTATTATTTGTGTAGTCAATGCTCCCAAACCAATAGCTAAAGCACCGATACCAGTTGCCGCAATCGCACCAGACAATCCTAAGACTGCAATTTTTAATGCACCTATTTTTATTGTAATAGCTGCTATAGCTGCCCCTGCTAAAGGAACAGCAACTGCAATAGCTTTTGCTGCGGCTGCTATGCCAACAAGTAAAAGAGTTGCTTGTCCAGCATCACTGTTTACAAATTCTGTTAATACAACTAAAAGTTTTGTTAAAACCTTTGTCCCTTCAATCACTGCTGGTTTAAGTAAATCACCAACTGCTTTAGATAAGTTTTCAGTTTCATTTGATAAATCTTTAAATACTTGTGTAGGATCTGCTCTTACTAAAGCTTCTAAAGAAGCTGCCCCATCAGTTTCAATCGTTCTTAATGCTCTTAAAACAACCTCACTTGTAAGCTTACCTTCAGCAGCTAATTCTTTGAGTTTTCCAATAGGAACATTGAGTTCATCTGCTATTGGCTGTAATAGTGTAGGTATTTGTTCAGATATACTCCTAAACTCATCACCAGCAAGCCTTCCTGATCCAAGAGCTTGTGCTAACTGTCTAAATGCGTTTGATGCTTCTATGGTTGATGCACCAGCCAACTTTGCAGCCGTATTAAATCCAAAGAATGTACTTTTTATATCTTCTACACCAACACCTAAAGGGGCTAATCTTGCTGTTATATCTGTAATTCCTTCTAAAGCCTCAGTTGCACTTAAACCAAAAGCTTTCTGTGCATCAGCCGCAATTTGTTGTGATTTTGCGAAAGTTCCAGATGCTTTTGTTAATAAACCAAGTCTTACATTTAATTTTTCAAAGTTTGCAGATGTACTAACTGCTTGTTTTGCTAATAATCCAATACCAATGCCAGCAATAGCTGTTCTAAGACCACCAAAGGCAGACTGTAGTTTTTGTGTTTTTGCTTGAACTCCAGTTAATGCTCTATTGGCACTGGTCGCATCAACTTTAAGTCTTACTACTGCCTCTGCCACAGATAAAAAAAGCCTTTATTATATATTACCTTGAATTGTGTTTTTGTCGTTGTATCTCTCTTTTTTCTTCTTCATGCTTGATTTCATAGTAACCAGCCCAATATATAAGCTCTACCTCAGTCATTGATTTTCTGAGTTCTTCTAAAGTCTTACCAAGTTCTGTTGCTAGGAATAACTCAAATCTGAGCCAGCTATCCCCTTTTATTCTTTTTTTGCTGTATCAATATCAAGAGTTATATCATGCAAAAATAATTCAATCTCATTTAATATTTTTTCTGGTAGTTCTCTTTGTAAATTAGGTGCATCAGCCATACTGAAAGCTTTTGTACCATCCTCTAGCTCTGCCATTTGACAAAGTAATTGTGTTGAGACAGTAAGTGCCTCTTCAGAGCCTGAAAGCTGTTGAGCTTTAACACGATCAAATCTAGTAATTGGTTTAAAATATAAACTTACAGTTA